AGAGATACTAAACCAGATGGTGAAGGTAGAATGGAAATCTCTGAGTTAGAAAGTGGTGCATTAGAAACTACAAGATATAGAATTGAACCTCCAACACATTCATACTGTGAAAAGAACTGGATGCCAATTCTTGATATGCCATATCATTATGTCAAATGGACTAACCCTACAGAGGTAGTAAAAGTTGATCCCAAAATGGGAACATCTGAAACCATGTGGATAGTAGAGCAAGATGTTACATTTCCAAGAGATATCAGAGGAGGATCACAAGTTATTACTGTAGGTAAGTATAGAATTGCTCTTACACATGAAGTAGACTTATGGAAGAATGAGCAAGCAAAAAAAGATGCACAGTACTATCATAGATTTATCATCTGGGATAAGGAGTGGAACATAGTTGCACACTCTGATGCATTTAAGTTTATGACTGCAAATATTGAGTTCTCCTGTGGTTTAGCCTTTGATGGTAACTACTTTGTCATTCCATTTGGTTTCCAGGACTCTACGGCCTTTATATTGAAACTTCCTGTAACAGTTTTTGAACACATTTGTGACATAAAACTAGGAGTAGAATATAAAAATGAAAAGTCACCAACTCCTGCTAAATTAGAAAAGTTCATTATGAATCCTTTCTGTGGATCATGTAACTTAGACTTGGGAGAACATTACTATGAAAATGGTCATTATGCATCTGCAATGTCTTTCTATTTAAGAGCAGCAGAGTTTTCTAAGAATGATGACTATGTATATGAGTCACTATTATTAGTAGCAAGATGTTTAGCTAAACTTGGTAGAAGAGGAACAACAGAAAAAGGTCTATGGTTAAATGCTGTGACCTTTGCACCAGAAAGACCAGAAGCATATCTATTCCTAAGTGAATGGGCAGAAGGAAGACAACAGTATCATGAAGCATATTCTTATGCAGTAATGGGACTTAAGAATGCAGCAAATGCAAAAGAAATTAGTCCTAATACAGGATATGAAGCTGCTTACCAATTACAATTCCAGAAAGCTGTGTGTGCATGGTGGATTGGTAGATCTCAAGAATCTAGAGATGAGTTTATTAAACTTGTTGGTCAAGGTCCTACATTAAGTGAGAGATACCAAAAAATGGTACAATCTAATATCACATCCTTAGGTTCCGGACCAGATCCATTCCTTAGATATCACAAAGGATTCTATGACCAGTTAAGACATAAGTTTCCGGGAGCAGAAAACATTGAGAAAAACTATTCTCAAACATACCAAGATATGTTTACTTTATCCATGCTTGATGGTAAAAGAAACGGAACATATTTTGAGATTGGTGCAGCTGACCCATTCCATGGTAGTAATACAGCTCTGTTAGAAGAGTTTGGATGGACAGGTACTTCACTTGAAATTTTAGAACATGAAGTTGAGAAATTTAAGAAACACAGAAAGAATGAGATTATCCTCTGTGATGCTACTAAGTTTGATTACTCTGTACTTAGAGGTCACATTGATTACTTACAAGTTGACTGTGAGCCACCCGCAACTACCTATGAGATCCTTACAATGTTACCTTGGGATCAATGTACTTTTGGGGTTATAACATATGAGCATGATCACTATACAGATGTATCAGGATTATTTAGAAAAAAATCTAGAAACTTCTTATTAAGCAGAGGATACGTACTTGTTGCAAGTAATATTGCACCAAATGAAACTAGTTGTTATGAAGACTGGTATGTGCATCCTAAACATGTTGACAGAGACATAATTAACAAAATGCTGGCAGCAGATGAATCAATTAAAAATGCTGAGAAGTATATGCTTGGTAAGTTGTAAAATTTTTTGTATATTATAGGTATGAAGTATTGTTTATATCTATTATTACTTGTTTCAGTTACCTCTTGTTCACTAGAGAAAAGACTAGCAAAATACTGTCCGTTATGTACACAGAAGGACAGTACTGAAACAATTATCCAATATAAAGACACAACCATTACAATACCGGGAGAAACAGTTTACATACAGGATACATTGTATTGTGACTCTTTAGGTAATGTATTGTCTAAACTTAATGGAGTTCTTAGAGATAAAGATGGCAAGATCTTAAAGCTACAGACCAAACTCCAGAATAATGTGTATACTTCAAAAGCAAATGTTGAACCTATTATCAAAGTAATCAAAGGCAATGATGTATACCACACTAAAGTAGTCACCAAAACATCTAAGCCGGAAAGAATTAAATACATCCCTAGTTGGGTGATCTTTCTAGCTTATGTAGGAGGGATTGTGTTATTCATCTTGTTAATCTATATTTTATTTAAATTGATTTCAAGAAGACTACCATGAAAACTAAATTAACTCTCCTTATCTTGTCTGTATTTTCATTCTTTGCCCCAATAGAATTATGTGCAATTCTGTTAATGACAGTTATCTTTATTGACACAATAGTAAAGTTAATTTCTCTTAAGAAGATTGCATGTGAGGAAGGAAGAAAGTATAAAGATGTTTTTAAATCTAAAATACTAAGAAGAGGTTATATATTTAAAGCAGCAGGTTATTATATCTTTGCCGGTGCTTTATTTCCACTAGATTATTATGCACTCACACCTTTTAGTAATGGTGTTTTAAAAGCATTAGGTTACTCTTTTACAGTACCTACACAAGCTGTATATACAAACATATTACTGTGCATATTTGCTATGATAGAGTTATCTTCTATTAATGAGAACTGGTTTGACATTACAGGTAATAACATGCTTAAGTCTGTGTTTGGTGTAGTTAAGAAAATCAGAGGAACAATAGAAAAGATATCAGATACTTATAAGAATATCAAAAATTGATACATGAGTTATAGTTATTTACAGGAGGAGAAATCCCCAAAGATTTTAGTTCAAGCAGTAAAAATGCTTGGTACCAAAGAGATTGTAGGTAAACAACACAATCCTGTCATTTTAGGATGGGCAAAGGAACTTAATTTAGAAAAAGTATATACTAATGATGAGATTCCTTGGTGTGGTCTTGCTATAGCATATGCAGCACACAAAGCAGGATTAGATGTTGTAGACAAACCATTATGGGCTCTATCTTGGGCTAAATGGGGAACTGAGGTTAAAGAACCTATGTTAGGTGATGTTCTTACATTTAAAAGAGATGGAGGAGGGCATGTAGGAATTTATGTTGGAGAAGATAAAGATTGCTATCATGTGCTTGGTGGAAACCAAGGAAATGCCATGAGTGTAACAAGAATTTTAAAATCAAGATTGTATCAGGCAAGAAGAACAGAATGGAAAGTAGCACAACCTGCTAATGTTAGAAAGGTAATGTTAGATGCAAAAGGTACAATCAGTAAAAACGAAGCATAATGAAATTTAGAAATAGTTGGAAATCTGTCACTAAACAATGGGACAAACTAATGATTAGAATAAGAATCTCTTCATTAGATATATTTACTCTTGAAGTTGATTTATCAAGAGACTTTTATTTAATTACAATATTAAACTTAACTCTTAAAAATAGATAACAATGATGGACAATAAGAATCAAATGATAAGATCTATGAGAAGTTACGAAGAAGGTGGTGCTTCAGATGACTCATGTATGGAAGAGTACACAGATTTTGATGGTAAAAGAAAAAGAAGAAGAAGAAAAGGAGGGTGTGGAAGAGTCACAAAGTCTGGTCAAAGAAGTATTCCTGAAGGAGTTAAAAAAGTTGTAAAAGGAGTTGCAACTGGTGCTGCTCTTGGTGCAGCTTATGTTAAAAGAGAAGCTATTAAAGCTTTTGCAAAAGATAAGTTAGGTATACAAAAGAAAGGTGGAGCTGTAAAAAGAACTGGCAAGAAAAAATAACATACTTAAACTACTATAGTCCAGGTACTTTCAGTGCCTGGATTTTTTGTTTTAAATCTATTACATTTAAACTTTTATTGTATATTTGTTTTAAACTTTAAATATATAGTTATGGAAAACCAACACATGGATGAGCAACTAACACCAGAACAGTTAGAAGCTAGAAGACAAGAAATGAAAGAATTTTATGAGAAGTCCTTACCATTTCTTGAATCACAATCAAAGTATGAAAAATTACTTACAGACATTGAAGAGTCAAGATACAAGAGAGCAACTATGCAGATTCAATATGCAACAATGGTAGCTGCTACTCAACAACCAGATGAAGATGAAGATGATGAGTTGAATACAACTCAAGCTCCACCAAGACCTACAGCAAAAGCACCAGTTGCAGGTAAAAAACTTAGAAAAAATTAATGGCACTTGTTAATCAAGTACAGAAAAGGGTTAAGATGCCCAAATGGGATATTGTTAAATTTCAGATCCTCACTCATTGTTATATAAACCATGTAACAATGAGTGAGTCTGATTTAAATTGCCTTACCTTACTTAGTTTCAATCAACCAATTGAGCTGAGTAATTTTTGTCTTGATGCATCTTCAGAAGAAGACTGGATTTTTAAATCCCCACAAACAGTAAGAAATAGTATCAATAAAGCTGAGAAAAGTGGTTTAGTTGTAAAGGATCCTTCAGATAAGAAAACTATTACATTAAACCCAAATATGAAAATTCAAACAGAAGGTACTATTTTATTAGACTATAAATTTTTAGGGCATGATACCGAAAAAAAGTAATAGTCTATACTCTGAAATAAGTGAAGAATTTGAAATTTCTGAAGATTTAGTAGAGTCTTTAATTGAGAACTACTATAAAACATTAAGAAAAAAGTTAAGTGCATTGAGTGATCTAAGGATAAACGTAGATGGTTTAGGTCACTTTGTACTAAAGATTAGGAAGGTTAAAAATGCAATACCTCACTATGAAAAGATTTTAAAGAATCATGATACCTCAACATTTGGTGCTTATCATAATAAAAAAAGTGTAGAGGAAAAATTAGATCTTTTAAAAAAAGTTCATGAGAAAGCTGAGGCAGAATTACTCAAAAGAAAAAAGTTTAAAGATGAAAAATACACTAAATCTAATTTGGAAAAACCGGAAACAGATTCTGGAGGGGATAACAAATAGTGTTATTAGAGATGAGACAGTAGAAGAAATTGCTAGACTTAGATTCTCTATTTGTGAAGAATGCCCAAGTAAAGGAAGAAAATGTGCTGTAAAAGGTACTGCTCCATGTTGTAATGAATGTGGATGTTCCTTAAATTTTAAAACTAGATCTCTTGCTTCTGAGTGTCCTTTGGGTAAATGGGAAGCTATTGCTACCGTAGAAGAAGAAGATGAATTAGATAACCTTAAAGACTAATATTATGGAACCAGAAAACAACATGTATGGTGCATATATTGATTTAGCCAAGTATGACCCATTAACAACTGTACTTCCAGGTACATCTCCAGGTACCGATTTATGGAGTCAAATAAATACTGCTGGTAGTACTTACAATACTCCTACAGATCCTGTAGAAGATAAGTTAATTGAGATGGAAAAGAAAATGAATGCTCTTGACTTAAAGTATTCACTTCTTAAACTTAAGATGCTTGGTATCCAGGGTATATTTACTCAAGAGGAAATAAGTAATGTTAGAAAAATGCTGATGTCAGAAGATGAAGCATCAAGAACTTTAGCTGATTCAATTATAGAAAATGCTTAATACACTAGAAGAAATATTTGGAGGAATGCATGATATGCAGGAAAGAACTGTACACCTGTATACGGGAGCTCATGGTATGGAAATGGTATCACAGGCTTTTGCAATAAGTAATGCAACAGATTATATTGAATGGGCTCTTGAAAAAAACAAAATTCCAAAAGATACTGGAGAGTCTTTATTAGAAATGTTAAAATCTCCAGACAAAGAAAATGCTAACTTGGCTATATTAGCCTTAGAACAAATGACACATGAGCATAGTATTTAATGCAGAAGACCATAGTTACAAAAGTATAGATGGTGCTGAAGGAATCAACTGGACAAGTGTAACAACACTTATTTCTAGTTTAAAAAAACCATTTGATGCTAAAGCTGTAGCTGCAAAAGTTACCAAGAACAAACGTTCTAAGTGGTATGGGATTGAACCTAAAGTTATTGAACAGATCTGGAAAAATGAAGCTGACAGAGCAGTAACTCTTGGTACATATTATCATAACCAAAGAGAAGCAGATTTATGTTCTTTAGCATCTATTGAAAGAGAAGGAGTAACAGTACCGGTAATTTCTCCATCAGGAGAACATGATGGTATCAGATATGCACCATCTCAAAAGTTAGATCCAGGAGTCTATCCAGAACATATGGTTTATCTTAAGTCTGCAGGTATCTGTGGACAATCAGATTTAGTGGAAGTAGTTAATGGTAAAGTAAATATCATTGACTATAAAACCAATAAAGAAATAAAGACAGAATCTTTTGTAAACTGGGAAGGTATTTCTGAAAAACTATTACCTCCAGTAAATCATTTAGATGACTGTAACTTTAACCACTATGCATTACAGCTCAGTATTTATATGTATATTATACTTAAGCATAATCCTAAGTTAAAGCCGGGAAGAATCTTTATACACCATATTATTTTTGAACAAGAGGGAGAAGATCAATATGGTTATCCTATTGCAGCAAAAGGTCCTGATGGTAATCCAATTGTAAAAGAAGTAAAACCCATGGCTGTTCCATATCTTGTGGATGAAGTAATTTCTATATTACATCATGTAAAAGATAATCCAGTTAAAAAGAAATAATATGATAGTTAGATTATTTGATGTCCAAAATGGAGTAGTAGTACCTACTGAGCATTGTTATACATTAAAAGCTTTAAAAGATATTATGGATAATTATCCAGAAGATTATTTAAAAATCTATCTATATCTTTTTTACATGACTTGTCCTAATCCGGATATGAACCCATTCTTTCATACACCTGATATAGATAAAGAACATATCATTCTAAAAGAAATAGAAGCTGAGTTTTCTCCAGAGGATGATGATATCTATACAGCATTGGAATTTTGTAAAAGACTGTATGAAACTCCTACATCTAGAGCATATCAAGGAATGAAATCTATGTTAGATAGATTAGCTAAATATATGGAGACTACAACTATTACTGCGGGAAGAGATGGTAATATTAATTCACTAGTTGCTGCAGCCAAAAACTTTGACCAGATTAGAGCATCATTTAAAGGAGTCTATAAAGATCTTCAAGATGAACAATCAAGTAAAGTAAGAGGTGGTCAGGGATTAGCTTATGACAGTTAATTATGAGTGAGATTTATCAAGACATACCCTGTTGGGATAATGGTACTTGGACTTCAGTGTCCTTTAATTCTAGAGAAGAGTTTTCTAGATCAATAGCAACAATATTTTCTGAACCAGGAAAGTATGCATTTGATGAAACTAGTTATGAGTTTAATAAAGAAGCTGTAAAGTTTAGAGATCAAAATGTGTATTGTACTGCACCTTTTAGGTCAAAAGACTTTATAGCATATTGGGATGACCAAAAGCAAAAATGTAGAAAAGGTGTGTTTTATATCAACGGTGATAAGAAATGGTTTATCACCAGAGATTATTACATGTGGTTAAACTTCTTACCAATCTTTGATAAGGAACAACAAAAGTTTGACTTTGCAAAAATCAGGGATGCACAGTATCATATGGCATTATATGAATTACTTGCTGAACTTAACTATAAACATGCAGCTATCTTGAAGAAACGTCAGATAGCATCTTCATATTTCCACATCTCTAAACTACTTAATCAACTTTGGTTTGAAGCAGGGGTTACTTTAAAGATGGGAGCAAGTCTCAAAGATTATATCAATGAGAAAGGTTCTTGGAAATTCATGTCGGAATATGCTGCATTCTTGAATGAACACACTGCATGGTACCGTCCAATGTCTCCAGACAAAGTCTTAATGTGGCAGCAAAAGATTGAAGTAAGAAAAGGAGACAGAAAAACAGAAGTGGGTCTAAAGGGTACCATGCAGGGCATGTCATTTGAGAAAGATCCAACAAATGGTGTAGGGGGTCCAGTAAAATACTTCTTCCATGAGGAGGCAGGAATTGCACCTAAGATGGATCAGACATATGAGTATATGAGACCTGCTATGAGATCTGGTATGATTACTACCGGAATGTTTATTGCTGCAGGATCTGTGGGGGATTTATCTCAGTGTAATCCACTTAGAGATATGATTCTTAATCCTACATCTAAAGATATTTATGCAGTAGAAACTAATCTTATTGATGCAAAAGGTACTGAAGGTTTGTCAGGTTTGTTTATTCCTGAACAGTGGTCTATGCCACCTTATATTGATGAGTTTGGTAATTCACTTGTAGAACAAGCATTAAAAGCATTAGATGAACAGTTTGCAAAATGGAAAGATGAGTTATCTCCAGAAGATTACCAGTTAAGGATTTCTCAGCACCCTAGAAACATTGAAGAAGCATTTGCACACAGATCTGTATCTGTATTTCCTCCACACCTTATTGCTGCACAAAGTAGAAGGATTGAAGAGAAAGAATATGCATATGAGTTTTTAGATATAATGACAGATGAGAATGGAAAACCAACTGTTAAACAATCTAATAAACAACCAATAAAAGAATTTCCTATTACCAAGAAAACTGAAGATAAAACTGGTGTATTGGTAGTATGGGAAAGACCAATTAAAGATCCTACATTTGGACAGTACTATGCTTCTATTGACCCCGTGTCAGAGGGTAAAACAACTACATCTGAATCCTTATGTTCTATCTATGTAATGAAGGCTCCAGTACAAGTTACCAAAGTTACTGGAACAGAAACTGAAACATACATAGAACCAGACAAAATTGTAGCTACTTGGTGTGGTAGGTTTGATGACCTTAATAAAACACACCAGAGACTAGAGTTAATTATTGAATGGTACAATGCTTGGACAGTAATTGAGAACAACATATCATTGTTTATCCAGTACATGATATCAAGAAAGAAACAAAGATTCTTGGTACCTAAGAGTCAGATCATGTTCTTGAAAGATCTTGGTTCAAATACTAACGTGTTCCAGGAGTATGGTTGGAAAAATACCGGTACATTGTTTAAACAACACCTTCTTAACTATGCAATTGAGTATACCAAAGAAGAACTAGATGTAGAAACAAAAGCAGATGGTACAATTGTACGTACAAAATACGGTATTGAGAGAATACCAGATCCTATGTTACTAACTGAAATGAGAGAATATGCACCAGGTGTCAACGTGGATAGACTGGTTTCATTCTGTGCATTGGTTGCTTTCATGAGAATTCAACAGTCTAACAGGGGTTATGCTAAGAGAGTAGTGATGGATGATGCTGCCAAAAACTTGCAAAAGTCAGAAAATTTGTTTAAATTAAATAAGAGTCCG